ACACTTCGGAATATCTGCTTGGCGATGACCGATGCACGCGTCTCGCGTGCCACGATCTCACCCGTCGCGAGTGGCTTCTCGAGGGTGTGCGCCACCTTGGGGATCTGCGAACTCTTCTTCCACCCAACAAAGTCGCCGTTCCGCTTGCGCATCTGGGGCATGACTTCAGTGAGCAGGGCGGAGACGTCATCCGCCCCCATCTGAACACGGGAGAAGTAGTCCAAGTAAGTCTGGTAGAGCTGGTCCTTGGCAGCGACAACCTTGGGCCCAGCACCCTCCGCCAATGTTTTGTACATCTGCGACGTTGGGTCCAGTTCGAACAACGTCTGGACTTGTTCATCTTCAGCTATGGTGAACCCTTTGAAGATCCGTGGGACAATACTGTAGGATGGCTCTGCAAGGAACTTCTCCGACGCTTCCCGACCGAGTTCGATTGATCGAAGCCAGGTCCAGACGGGTGCACCTGTCTGATACTGGACGTCCTTGAACAGCGAGGAGGGGATCCGGAGGAAGCGACCTAGCTGGGCAAAGGGCTTGTTCTCCGCTGTGTCCCTATGGACGTACAGCTTCCCAGCGTCCCGCCACATCTGAGCCTCGATCTCCGGATCCTCCACTTCGTGGGAGGAGGGCCCAACGTGGTCCTCCGGCCCGAACTCGATTCCGGGCGGCCCGATAATCTCCGCGAGGTCCTTGTCGCGGTGCGGATCAACAGGGGGACAGCTTTCCGAAACCACGTTTCTCCTCCGGTGTAAAGGTACGGAACTGACCTTGGGCGTCGTTCTGGAGTTTCCCGTTCAGGAACTCCTCTTTCATTCCCTTGCTCTTGAGCCAGCTGTACATGAAGCCGTCCGAGGGATCCCTGCCCTTCAAGATGTCCACGCCATCTGGGATAGTGCTAAGCTCTGAGAGGAACTCCGATACAGGCTTGAAGGCCGGACGGCCAGGAATCTTCCTGTTTATCGGGTCCGCACCGATCGTCGCGAAGCCCTTGGCGTACTTCTGCATCAAGGCCTCGACCGCCGAAGGCTGGTATAGCAAGACGTGCGTGCGGCCCTCAGAGGTCTCTATGATCTGCGTCTTCACCGTCCGCAGGACAGGGTTCGTTCGTGCCATAGAGTCGATCACGTTCTGTACGTTTACGACTCCAAGGTCTTTCGGATCCGACTTCACCCAGAATGAGATAGCAGGACGCTTGGCTTCAACGAGCTCCTGTAGAGCTGTGTCGGCAAGCTGAGCAGGCGCGAAGCGCTTGATGTCCACATCAGCGTCCCAGCCGCGTTCGCGACCGAGACCCCATACGCGTTCAAGCTGACCCTCGATCTTCGGGCCCTCCTGGGAAGACGGAATGCGGCCCAGTGCTTCCATCGCCTCCAGCGGGTGATCGAAGCGCTGCTTCTCGCCCGAGAGAAGGGACTCTACGTAGACGCCATCCCCCTCGATCGAGACCTTGTAACCCTTCCACGCTGCTTCTTCCGTGAGATCCTTGACGCTGATGCTCTTCAGATTGATATGGGCAAGATCGCCCAAGGTCATGGTCGGGGGAAGTTTGCTCTGTACATGCCTGTCGAATACGATACGCGGCACGACAGGCGTGCTTTCCGGTTGGCCTTCCTTGATCAGGCGGCGTGCTGCGTTCCGCAGTGTCACCGCTTCCATAGCCTCGCCTTGATCCCTACCCAGGATCCAGGACTTGAACTGTGACACCCTGTCGTGTGGATCGATGATCGAGAAGTTGATGTTCGAACGGTCCTGATCCAGACCCTCGCCGACACGCTGGATCTTGCGGACCTGCTTACGCTCGGTGTCACTCAACTCCTGATCAGTCAGCTTCTCATCGAACGGACGAGAGCGCTCCCTTGTCGCGAGGTCGATCTCAAGCCTTCCTTCAGGATCCCTTCTCCAGAGATGCTGCGACGAGGGCTCGAAGCCCGCAGGATACGAGCCCTCTTCGTAGCGTGGGGCATCATAGATCATCTTCCCGGGAATGATCTCACCCGTACTCTTTGACTCCGGAACTAGGAGGGTATTTGACCGTTCAAGGTGAGATACGCTTCCCCGCTCGGCTACCTGAGCCTCTTCCTGAATGAAGTCCCCAGCCGCAGCACCACCTGGGCTCCGACCGAGAAGCTTCTTCTTCCCACGTGCACCGGCGACACGGTCTATCGGGCCGTACGATTCTGTGGGCCCGTACCGTAGCTCCATCTTGAACGTAGAGACAGGCGTCGTGGACAGGGTTATCGTCCCGTCCGATGCGACAAAGCCCTTCACGATCTGATGCCCGAACTCGTTCTCCGGGTCATCCGTGGTGAACACGGAGCTGCGCCAGAAGCTTCTGTCCCGGTTAGTGTTGTGCCCTTCTACGTCGACCAAGCCGTTCGCTGCAAGGTCGACCGTGAAGCGCTTCGCCGTTCCGTCGTCATGCGCGACGATGCGATGCGTCCCAGTCGCCTGCGGAACCTGCCCGTAGATGCTCGTGAGCGGAACCTCCTGCTCCTCCCCAGTTTGCAGGTTCCGGATCCAGACCATGTCTGGACGGGTGATCCTCTCCTCCGTCTCGTATACAGGAGTTGTCTTACCCTTCTTAGCCCGAGCCGCTGCAGCTTCCGCAGCCTTCTCTTCCGCTGACAGGGCTCCGGGCGTAGCCGGACCACCAGGTAGGATGCCAGGCGTACGAGACTCCCTGGACAATGCTCCGGTCGTGGAACGTACGTTATGCTCCTCTCCAGCCGCGACCGTTAAGTCCCGTGCCAGGAGCTTCAACGAGTGAGGCTTCCCCGCTTCTTCCCAGGCTTCACGCGGCGAAGCCCCGTGGCGTATGCTCTCCGCCATACGACGTGCCCCAGGTGAAGCACGCTCCGCACGTGCGAGAATGGCTTCCACGTCCGCAGCGTGGTTTACCCCATCTGCAGCTTCACCCGGTACAGTGTTAAGCCAGTGCCCCTGCGTATCTGCTTCGGTCGGAACGTACGGCTCCTTAGGCGGCTTGGGCTTCGTAGGCGCAGCCGTCGCGGCCTTCTTTCGGACAGGAGCAACGTACGGAGCATTCGTCCGTGAGCCATACTTCTCAAGCTGCTTCTGCCGCTCCGTCAAGCGAGCAATACGACCCGCGTCCTTCTTCGGATTAAGCTTCCTCTTCTGCCGTTCCAGCTCATTGATGAAGCGCTGTGTCCAAGGCGACAGCTCGCCCTGTGGCTGTTCTTCTCGCGCTGCCCTGGCTACCTTGGTCGCCGTCGCAGCTGCCTCAGTCGCCGCGTCCTCTGCAGCCGTTGGCGCAGGATCCAGGCGACGCGCACCGGGGATCTCGACACCAGGCGTAGACGCAGGCACCACCCGCTGAGCGGGAGCGGCTACGGGAGCCTCGCGTGAAGCGGCCTCTACACGAGCCTCCAGGCGCAGGCGTAGCCTTGCAGCCTTACGTGCGTTCACTATCCCCAGCGAGGCGACTGCTTCCCTAGGACTGCTCCCCTGTTGGAGCATCGTACTCAACTGTTGAGTCTGATCTCGTGTCAACACCATGTCTGCGTCACGTGCAGCTTGCATCACGTGACCTGGTGTGACTTGAGGTGCGGCCGCGGTCTCTATCGCAGGCGCAGCCTCTACACCAGGCGTAGCCGGTCTCAGGTCAATCTTGGTCGTGACCGGCTCTACATCCGATGCCGCAGGCGCCGTAGACGTTGACCCAGGTGTGCCCGAGGTGTCAGTCCATTTCTGACGTGCAGCTGCCAGCGTGGCATCCGCTTCCGCCTGACGGGCAGCGTGCCGCGCTCGCCCCTCTTCCTGTCCAGCACGGAAGGCTGCCGCGCCTTCAGCCTGCGTGGTAGCAGTCGCCGTTTCCGCCGCAGGACCGGCTATGACCTGTGCCTGGATACGGCCCGCAGGTGTCTGCACCTCCACATTCGTTCCCGCTGTAGGCACAACACCCGTATGCGAGGCGCTACCCGCAGGCGCCGCGTCAGGCATCGGGGTGCCCACCGTACGGGTCTTCTTCTGCGGAAGCATGAGCCCGTTTATACGGGACACCACGCCGGGGTGCGCTGAGTAGGCGTTCTCTATCGAGACAGGCGTTCCTTGTGCCTGTGCAGACTCGATGAGCTGACGTATCGCTACCACCTGCTGTTGGAAGCCCTTCGGATTATCCGGATTGGATTGAAAGCGTACAGGCGTTCGTTCTGTACCGATAACCAGATCGAAGCGCGCTCCGTAGTTCGCCCCAAGCGAGGGATCGATGACCCACTGCTTTGGAAGAATATCCTCCATCGCCTGGATAACCTTCTTCGCCTGCGCAACAGGAGGTGTCTGTTCCGCTCCTGCTTGTATCCCCGCCGCGACCACCGCACGTGCGGACTTCGTGGACGAGGACACGCCACCACGTACCCCGGCGAGCACCGACTCAGCGTTATCCGTCGAAGTGTTAAGGCTCTTCGCGATCGAGTCCACCATCTGCTGCGTACGGGTTCCCAGCTCCGCACGCGTGACAGAGTGGAGCAAGGGAAAGATGATCGCCTCGCCCGCTCCGCCGAGCGACATGTCCCGAAGGACGTTCATCGCCCTGTCCTCACCCGAGTCCGCCTTGGCAAAGGTCGAGAACGCGGCGCCCGCGGTTATACCCGCGGTCACGTTTCGCACTACATCGAGCCCCTCACCTACACGCCAGATTGCGTTGGAACCCTTGACAATGGCCCCGCCAGGGACCAAGGTGCCTACGAGGTTGCCCATGAGGTCCGGAGCGCGTGATGCTATCCCAGCCGCAGTCGGATTCAGCTTCTGGCCCAAGGTGGGCTGTTGCAGATACTGCTCGAAGGTCTTCCTATCCTCTTCCCCGCTCTTCTCGAGCTTCTCATACGTAGACGGAAAGAAGGCCGAGACGGGGTACATCACGCCACGCAAGGCGGATGTAAGTGTCCCACGTGAGACGGCCAACGCAGCATCAGCATCACGCACTGGAGGAACCGGACCGTGCTCCGTCTCCGCCCGCTTCTTGATCGCTGCAGCCAGCTCCGTGCCAAGCGGTGTAGGCTTCCGCACAGTCGCAGGCCCGATCCCATCCGCCTGACGACGCTCGTCGATAGCGTCTAGGTCTTCCCGCTTAGCCGGTGCGCTTGCGAGTATCGCTTCCAGGGTATGCGTGGCTGTAGGAGGCGGAGCCGCTGCAGGAGCAGGCCCCGAGACCAGTTCCATCAGCGTCTCGTATGCACCCTTCTGGTCGCCCAGCATCACCTAACTCCGCCGTCGGGTGTGGGTATCTCAGACATGGGCTTGCCCGCCTGCAGAAGCCGCATGATCGCACCGTAGTCCTTCTTCTGCAGGGCGTCAAGCAGCTCCTGCGTGTGCGCACGGATCATGGCCTTCGTGTCCTCTGAAGTCGCAGGATCCATCATCTGCTTCGCGAGAGCATCACCATGTGCCTTGACCTGACTCTCGACCTGGGCACCATACGCAGCAGCGATGTCCAGAGAGGGGCCTGCTGGCTTCCCGCCGCGCAGGACCTTCTCGATGTTGGGCGTCAGAGCGGGCTGCCCCGAACCTGCGATGGCGTCCAGCGTATTCACTGCGCCGGACACACCCGCTCGTCCAGCACCGACTGTCATCGCTCCCGCCTTCGTGGCAAGCGGCACTCCGTACGCGGCGACCATTGCCGCACCCTCCGGCCCAACTATCGGTGTGACCCCCTTCATGAGGGCAATGTAGAACATCGCCTTCGTGCTTGGCGGTGGGGTGCCAGTGATCCCGTGTATCTTCTTGAACTCCGTGTAGGCCTTGTCCATGAACTGCTGCTGCTTATCGGGATCCTTCTCGTGTTGCGCTAGGGTAATGAGCTGGTCGAACGTTGCACTCTTCTCCTTCGCTTGCTCGATGTCTAGGTTCATCTTGTTCCCCTGAGCCACGGTGAGAAGACGCTGCGCTTCCTTCATCTTGTCAGGAGGAAGCTCGATGTCCATGTTCTTCCCGGCCATGTACTTCCGCGCCTGGTCCATAGCGACTTCACTCGTTATGCCCTCTGGATTATCCGAGTTGGCCATGAGGAACTGAGCGAACGCTCCCGTAGCGATTGCCGTCTCCTGCTTGAACTTCTTTGTCTGCAAGCCCAGTTCGCCGGCACGGAGTTCGTTTGCCCTCCGCTGAATCGCCTTCTCTTGCGCTGACATACTCAGAGGGACCTTGAAGCCCGGGGGCCTCTTGAAGTTCGGGTCGAAGGCCTCGTGCGACAGGACCTGAAGTGTCACGCCATCTACGTCCGGGAACTCACCCTTTAGAGTGTTGACGACCCCTGCAGCCTTCTCTTCGATCCACTCTTTCGTGTAGGGCTGAGACGTACGCAGTCTGGCCATCACGCCTTGTGGATCCGTACGCAGGGCGTAGCTCTCAGTGTTCACTGGCTGCTGTTCGAGCATCATCTGCGCGACAACATCATCAGGGTTCTCTTCCGCGCGCTTCATAATCGCGCCCTTTGACGCGGCCGAGAAGTCCGATTCAGTCTTCGCCTTTGCAGCGTCCGCAGCGGCCTTCGCCCGGGTCGAAGCAAGCTCAGGAGAGACCGCGTACGTCGGGGGCTTGAAGGCGGCAGCTTCGTCCTTCAGTGCCTGATGCTCTTTCCTGTGCATGAGTTTAGGGATAAACCCTTCGCCCTCGTGCTCCTTGAGCTTAAGGAGCGCGGGATTCAAGCTATCTGCTACTGACGCTGCCGCCAACGTCGACAGCTCTGGATGATCAGTCGCAAGCTGAGTGAGTGTGGTTTTCAGGGTATCGGCATGCTTCTTCGCCTCGTCGATCCTGTCCTGCTTCGCCTGCTTCATCTTCTGCATCTGCATCATGGCAGCCATGGCGCCCTGCAGGGACTCTGACAGCTGCTCAGCGAGAGTCGGCTGAGTAACAAGCCGACCGTTCTTCATAACCGTTTCTGGCATGTTAAGCTCCTAAGACCCGGCGCCAGCTGCCATGATGATATACGGGGCGATAGCCCCAATCAACTGAAGCCACTGGTTCCCGCCACTCTGCGTAGGCGGAATGATCTGTCCCGCACCAGTAGCGAGGTTCACAGCCTGATTGAGATACGCAGGCGTGTTCGTATCCCGGAAGTTCTGATAGTTCAGCCCGGCAGCGGTCGACTGTCCTTGTAGATCAATCCCAGCGAGGCCCATAGCGGTCTTCGCGAAGTCACTATAAGGCTGCGTCGTCGCCGAGCTGATCCCGGGGATCGCGCCCAAGGTACCGAGCTGTATTCCGGCGTTCGCACGAGCCTGATCCGCGGCAGATGTGAACAAGCCCTGTAGGCCGGGGATCGCACTCAAGTTCGCCAGGTTCTGTTGCAGCGTACGGTTCTGTACGTTCTCGTACGGCTGTGCTGCACCAGTCGCCATACCAGGCGCCATGCCCATGGTCTGGACACGACGATCCTGTGCCTGTCCCAGGACCTGAGCGATGAGCTGGCTCTGCTGGGAGTTGATATCCGCCATTCCACGTGAGGAGCCCCGTGCCACGGCCTCTGCGACGTCCGAACCTGCGCTGAGACCCATCTTGCCGAACTGCTCGCGGATCTGAGCGTTCTGGTCCTCGATACCCATCATCCCGCGAGTCTGGATATCGTTCAACGCTCCGGTGATGTTCGGTGCACCACCATTCGCTAGCATCTCGTACCACGAGGGGACAGTAGAACCAATCCAGCCGAGCCCCTGCGTCTGGGGATCGTAGCTATGATTCATCTGGCTCGAGATCATGTTCTTCAGCGGGCTCACGTCTCCAATGGGGTTGAAGCCTTGCAGGCTGTCCATGATCCCCATGGCCCGGTCGGAATAGTCTCCCGCGTAGTTCGTCGCGATCGAACTCTGTCCAAGTGCCGCACCGGAAAGAAGGCCGTTCAGCCCTACGTTCAGGTTCCCGGGGTAGTTCGGCTGGTTTACCCGATAGTTGTTCGAGAAGAAATTCGCCAATACCTGTTGCAGACCCGAGACGTTCGGATTAACCAAGCCCGAGACGTTCACGTTGCTTGAATTGGAACCACCGCCGGAGCCACCACCACTAGAACTACCACCACCACCCCCGGTAACTGGGCCTCCACTCTCGTTCGTACTCTTTCCGGGATAGTCCGTCCCATTCGGATGCGGATCATCCCCAGGCTTTGTTCCGGGCGGCCAGCAGCCAGCTGCCCCGTTGGGCATGATCTGCCATTCCGTTCCTTCAGGGCACGGAGAGCCAGGTTGCGTGCCAGGTGCGACGGGAGATTGACAACCGCCAAACGGGCCGAGAACGTCCCCATTCGGGCAGCTTCGGCAGACACTGTTCACTGAGTCCCAGAACTGACCAGAGGGACAGTTGTGCTGCGCTTCCGGGCTTATGTACGGTGGTTTCGAGGTTCCAGTACTAGTCCCACCAGTACCCTCACCACCCTCGATCGAGCTCGCTTGGCGCATCCGCGTAGGCGTGCCCGTGAGCGAGCCCATCGCTCCGCCCGTCTGCATCGCAGTCTGCGCGGACGCGGTCAAGTAGGGATTGACGTACTGCTGCGGCTGCATCTGAGCGAAGCTCTGCCCGCCCGACGAGGCCACGCCTGCGTACGGCGTGATCGGCGCAGGCGCAGGCTTCGGGGCCGTCGGCTTCGGGGCAGTCCCAGGTGCCTGTTGCGTCTGCTGCTGCAGCATGCTATCCATCGTCTGATAGCGTGCCAGCGTGTCCGCCTTCTGCTGGGCATACGGATCGTAGCCCAGCGTGCCGAGTCCAAAGTAATCATCCTGCAACGTAGTAGGCATCAGAGTTCCTCAGAGATCATCCCGTACAGGAGCATGTCCTCAAAGCTGGTTGCCTCGACCCAGCCCTTACGTAGGGTACCCTCGTACACAAAGCCCACGCTGCGCAGGAACTTCAGATAGGCCCGATTCGACCACTTGAACTGCGCGGACACGCGAGCCAGGTTGAAGCGTTCTGCCGCCTGGCGCACGGCGACGCGGACTTCCAGAGCCCGAGCCTTCGTAAGCTTCCCATCCCAGAACAGGACATGAAGCATAGCACTGATTCCAGGGAACACACCCGTGAAGTACACAAGCCCCGCAGGATGCACGAGAAACCATGCATTGCGGTCCGTCGTCAACGTCTGAAAGAACAGCACGGGATCTTCCTTCGGGATGTTCAAGGCCTCGTATCGGCGCATGATTTCCGCGATCTGATCCAGAGACTCGATCTCCAGAAGCCGCAGCGGGACCGGGGCCTCGAGAGCCGTTTCGGTGTGCGGAACTAGCGTTTCGACGGTATCCAGGATATCCATGCGCAGCACCTAAGAAGGAGTGTCAATCCCCGCGAGCGAGTTCCACAGGGTGAGAATCTGCGACTGCAAATCGATGTCCGCGATCGTGCACGTAGAGGTCTGCTTCTCTTCGTCATACGTAGTCGCAGCTACTACGTTAACACCCATGACTACCTGTGGACCTGCCATCTGGGCCATCTGAGCAGGACGCTCTACCACTTTCTGAGCGAAGAACGCCCTAGACTGGTGATACGGCGTAACCCCCGGTTCACTGAGAATGTTTGATGTGACGAATGCCATCATCGCCGTGACACGCTCCATAAATCCACCTGGACCCGTATCGCGTGTTAACGCCATCTGCTTAACCGATGATTCTACAGCCATTATTGGATCTCCACCCGAATGTCAAGGTCAAGATAGAGCGTTTGTGGGCTGAACGAAAAGGCGGGTACTGGGTAGAATGTAATATTCGTATTGCCAGCGGACGAGGATGCATATACTATCGTACCCCATGGGAGCGAACCCCCCGCACACACAGTTCCCATATTATTTGTACCGAACGCGGCCACATACCCACCGGGTAGCCGGATATAAATCGAGCCAGTCCCACTACCTCCAATAACTGCCGCATTCAGTGAGAGCTTCCAGTGTAGGGTCTTACCAATCACAGCATAACGGTTATAAGTCACCTGACCCGATGCGACTGTAAGCGTCAGAGGCGCAGTGGCAGTGTAGTGCGCGGCATTGAAGGGTTCAGCTGCCCAGTGTCCCATCGGGACAGCGCGCTGCTTCTCATAGATATCCCGATTGACATTCAAGTCACCTGTTCTGGTGAAATTGAATACTTCTAATGCATTAGAATAATCATCATTCGTCGCGTTAAAGGCTATTCGTTGCGAGCCACTATATAGGTGAAATACCCTTAGATTGGGTGGTTGTGAAGTATCATTCAGTGTAAGTACTGGAGCTGACTTTGTAAATATCTGATTCTGCGTGAATGTGTTAGACTGATCCTTACATGCTACATTTCCAGCTGAACTAGTTGCAGTCAGGGCAACGCCTGATGTTAATCCAGTATTACGATCTATAGTAAGATAATCAGACCCAACATCTGTACCAAAATCATCAACAGCCTCAAAGCATAGTTTGGAATTGCTTCGTAGTTGCAATGCCATTGCTCGAGTATTCGCCGGTGCTGCTGGATTGATAAAAACGAGTCGTGCACCGTTCCCAAAACTCGTGTTTATCGTTTGAGACGCCGTGAACGTGTTCTCTCTATGCGTCCATGCGTTGTTTAACAGTACATCAGTCGAACCCAACTGATGCGTGGCTGCATGTACGCCGACCGTTCCTGACGGACCCTGCGCACCTGTATCGCCCTTTGGGCCTTGCGGTCCTTGAACACCTTGCGGACCCTGAGCTCCAGTAGAACCTGTCGCGCCCGTTGGTCCAGTCGGCCCCTTCAGATTTCCACGAAGTGCCCAGGTGTTGCTTACCGCATTGGTACACTCATAGTAGTTCCCACTAACATTGTCTAGGTACCAATCGCCGGTCACCGCACCGATATCGGGTTGAGGGCCACCTGCGCCGGTAAACCAGCTCTCGCCAGGCTTTCCTGGTGCTCCTGGTGCTCCTTGCGATCCTGTAGCGCCGGGGTCACCTTTCGGCCCCTGCGCTCCTGTACTGCCTGCTGGGCCTGTTGAACCGGTCGGCCCTTGTGGACCAGTCGATCCCGTTGGACCAGCTGGTCCTGTAGTGCCAGTGTCTCCCTTGTCTCCCTTGTCTCCTTTAGGGCCAGTTGCACCAGTGGGACCCGTTGGACCAGGTGCACCAGGCGCTCCATCAGCTCCATCAGCTCCATCAACACCAGGCGGGCCTTGTGGCCCTTCTGGCCCTTCGGGGCCCTGAGGCCCTACAGGGCCAGGCTCTCCATTTCCCGTTCCGTCCTCCGGGACCCTTAGCAGAGCCTGGGCGATGATCGTGTAGTGCTGTCCCAGAGCGGTATTCAGGTTCCGAGCCCAGACCTTAAAGTCCTCACCCACTGGTGTGGGCAGTAAGGCGTTGAAGGGAATCCTCATGGGATGTACATGTCCCGAATCTCGATCTCGGGGTGAAACGAACTAATGCTCATCGTCTCCGTCGCACTAGTCTGCTCAATACGGAAGCGGATCGAATGCCCGGTGAACTGTTGCTCGGACCACTGATACGGCGCGTCTAGCGACCCAGGAAGGTCAAGAGTCACAGGATACTTCTGGGACCACGTGTTTCCCGCGTCCAAGGAAAAGGTCAGGTTGAAGCTGAACGGGGCACCCAACGCTTTGAACCAGATCGTGAGCGTGCGTAGGGTAATCTGCCGCCCGATGAATCCCGGATCAACATCCTCCGCACAGATGTCCTTCGAGGTCCAGTACGCCTTAATCGGGACACCATTGTCCCCAAGCTCCGCAGGTGACCAGATGTAGACCTGTCCGTCCTGATGCCCGGTCAAGAAGTTCGGGTACGCTTGCTGTAGAACATGCTGGTCCCACGCGACCACAAGCTGGTCCCAGGTGCCTAACTGAAGGTCCCAGATCGTGGAGTTATCGGCCCTATGAAGCGTCGCACACAAAGGACCGTCTACCGTCCAGGGATACCAGACTTTGTGGCCCCAGTGATGAACCCAGATCTTATCGGGCGTCTTAGAGGCACCCGTGATCATGAAGATCATGTACTCTTGAGTGTCGTAATCCACCTCGCCGAACATCTTGTCGATCAACGAGATGTTGATCGACCGGAAGATCTCGTCTCGCACAGGGAACCCGATGTCCTCAAGGTTCGACCCGTCGAACTCGTATATGGAATCGTTCCCGAAGAACATGTGTCGAAGGCCGCGTTCATGCAACGTGTGAGGTGCGTACAGGCCCGAACCTGTAACACGAGGCTCGTATATGATCGGAGCCGTAGCATCCCCTGTTCGTGTACCCAGACTGACTGACTTCTCCGAGTACACCGCGATCTGAGACCCGATCTTCTTGAGCCCCTTTATGTGATAAGGGAACTCCGTCAAGTCCGTGAAGCCTGACCCGACACCAGTCCAGTCGAAGTGATCTGCAACAACGGAACGTCGCACACGAAAGGGTTTCGAGGCACCCCCTTCGACCGTGAACGCTAGGATAAGGCGGTCCGCGCCACGCGTCAGGTACCGCGCCGGGGGACACGCCGCTGCGAGCGGAGCGTACGTTAGGCTCGTAAAGGGAATGCGCTGAACGGGGTCTACCCCTTGAGAGAAGACGAAGGAGTTCTGTGAGACCTCCCAGGAGAAGAGTCGATCAGGGCCCCCTGTAAGTGTGGGACCCGTAAGCTGCTGCCACACCGTTCCAGCAGCATCGTGCTTCCAGACTCCCGTCGCGGTCATAGCGAAAAGGTGCGTTCCGTTCTCCTCGTCTTGAACGGAAGCGAGACCCAGGATGGGAGCACCGAACGAGGGGCTGTTCACATGCAGACGACGATATCCCGGACGCTTGCGCAGCCTTCCCGCCGCCACGCTCATGTTCTGCATATCCGGTGAAGCGCTCAAAGGCAAACGCTTCGCAGGCATAGCAGTGATCATCCCCCCGATCGGGTAGATGTCCAACGTACGACGTGGTACGAGTCCCGCCAGCGCCATCTACTCGGTCCTCAGTTCTTCGACCTTCTTCATGTCCACGGACTCGACAACGAGCTTTCCCAGGTCGCGGGGAAACGACTTATGCCCTGCGAAGATGGCGAAGGATTCTCCCGTCCATTCCCCGATGATCAGGCCGTCCTCCAAGACGTCAAGCACGGGTTGCAGGACGAACTTTCGGATGCGAACCTCTCTCACGGGCGCCTCTCTACGGATAGTAGGGGATAGCAACAGGCACCCCGTTCAGGACGATACGGAACGCGCCCGTTGCAACAGTAGGTGGAGCCTCTGTCGGGGCGTTGATACCGAGACCCGTAGTAACCGTAAGCCTCTGGACGAGGAGATCATCAACCGCGACCAGCGCGGTGAAGTGCACAGGGTCCGAGTACGTGGGACCCAAGCCCTGACCAGGCGGTAGGTTCGTCAGCTGCGACGCATCGAGCGACGCGAAGGTCTGTGGATTCAGCCCGACAATCCTGCCGTCCGGCACCGTGAGCGTCACGCCGTTCGTTATGAGCTGTCCGGAGATGTGCGTGGTACCGTTCTTCTGGATAATGAACTTGTTCTGACCGGAGATCCGCAGGACCATCAGGTTAGAGAACGCATCGGACAACGTGTCCGTGATGTCCATGTAGATCGCTTGCATCGGGCCCGTTGTATTCCACTCTCCTCGGATATCTACAAGAGGCCCCGTGCTAGGTGACGTCGCTACAAACCCGGTAGAAGTGAACGCTACAGCATTGGGTCCAAGGCGTTGCGAGATAGACGTATGCCAGCCGTCCATCTCCTTGCTAACGTTCCAGTAGTGATTCACGGACATCCGTTCCCGAATGTCCAGCTTCATCTGCCGGATCTCATTATCCCCATTAGAGATCAGATCCGTGCCAGCAGGTGAAGCCTCGTTCCAGTCGTTCGTGTGTGACATGTCGAAGACCTCAGCGCTGGCGGACGACAATGCTCGTCCCGTGGTCGTTATACTTCTGTTCTCGCGTCGGGAATCGGTGACCCGAAGTATACATCCCGATCTCCTTGCCCAACGCGTTTGCCTCGTCGTAGTCCCGCACTGCAAGCATTCCGAGGCGTTGAGCCCAGAGCCCGATCAAGGGATCGTAGACCTCCTCGAGGACCGAGGGTCCAGACTTCCACTCGTCGGGGATCTTCACATACCAGATCTTCAGCGTGTGCGGAACGTCCGCGAGCGTGTCGATGAAGATCTGTAGACCCCAAGTGTAGAACCGACCCGGGCTGCCCAAGCGCTTCACAACACCTTCCATCTTGTCCCGATCGCCTGGGTACACCGGTCGCCCCGTTTGCAGGTCCTTGACGTTGTCGATCCAGGAGAAGTTTACCGTATCGGAGAGCAGCCCGAAGTCCGAGCTCTGTGCAATCTGCACTTGGACAATGTCCTGCAGTGTACGATGCTCGTACATATTCGCCACTTTGTTAAGGGCGTCATTCACGAGCTGTCCACGGTGCGTCTGCGTGATATCCTGCCTGTTGCCCAGGGCAAGGTTCACCTGCGTAAGGAAGTCGTCAAATGTCCGTCGCATAGGACCTCAATGACAGACGATACCGAGGAGAAGGCGTGAGCAGGCTCCAGGACCAGGTCCGCCAGGTTCAGTTGGAGGCCCAGCGTAATCCGCTCCTGTTGTGCGCCCCAGCTTCGAGGTCGGATGTGTGCTTAGAATCGCAGCTAACTGACCCGAGAGGCCAGTAGCCTCGATAACGGGAATCCCAATACGCTGCCCGTTAAGTAGACACTGCACGTGTGTCTCAGGATAGGGACCCCAGACCTCGATACGTAAAGTATCTCCCGAACTCCAGGAAGCCCCAAGATTGGTAGAGATAGTAGAAACTCCTGCAGAAGTATACTTCTGGAAGAAAATAGTTCGAGTTCCAGCACCATCTGAGTACGAGGAACATGCGTACATTACTCCATTCGTATTCGCACGCGCTCCGACGCCCTGTGTTCCGACTACATATGCTGGGTTTACAAGAACAGACTCAGTGTACATTGTTCGTGAGAACGCAGTACTCTGGAACGCAGAGCTGAAGGAGGTCGCAGACTCCGCGGAGATGGTGCCATCTCCATTCTGTCTGAGCAGGCCTGACGTAATCGACCAATTCGCACCAGGCAAGCTTCCTGCTGAACCAGGCCAGGTCTCCGTAAACGTGGCCGCGAAGAGACTCACGACCGTGAACACGACAAGGACAAGGACGAGTACGAGACGTCTCATCGGGCTTTGCACCCTGTTACCGTGACATACAAATTAGCTACACCCGTTGAAGTGGTAATGCTCAAGGTACTGTTTGTGGACGTTGTCAACGGGACAGTAAAGCTGTGCACTACGCCAGCGAAGTTCGCTGGGACAGGGAGCACTACGAGAGTACCCCCTGCATGCGTGAGATAGATGATCACAGGTGTAGGTGATGTATTCGCTGCAATGATATCGTATATCTCGTACCGAATCCCCGCTATAGCAGAGAAGCCAACAACAGGCACGGTTGCGGGAGTCGTGCCTATGGACGTCATGCTGCTAACACGATCATCTGCGTTACACCCGGTGATCTGAATCTGACGTCCGGTCTTGTCTGCTATGGCGAAGACCGCTGCCCCATTGGGAACGAGATTGGTCGTATAGTTATCCAGTGCGTAGAGCAGATTCTGTGCACCCGATGGACCAGGTCCTGCACCTGCGGTAGACGTAGAGCATCCCGACGTACATATCACAGGAACAGGAACGCCGGACGCAACACCCTGTACGCTCGTGACTGAGGCAGAAGCTGAACCTGCCGTACCGGGTACCAGCTTCGCGCTCATCGCGGCAAGCGTGGCTTCCGTCGCGAGACCACCTCCACCTACCCCCGTCGCAATCGCTGCAAGCGTCTTCTCCGTAGCCGCGCCAGCGGGGAGGACAGACTGCACGACCTTCACATTGCTATCATCCCCATCCTGCGACAGGGCCACATTTAACGTTCCACCACCCGCCGTTCCAGCACTAAAGCCCGAACGCAGGTAGACGGTCGCCGTACCAGACCACTGCGGCCTACGACAGAGACCTTCACGCACTTCAAGGAGGAGATGTCCGCTACCCAGGTACCGTTCGACGTGAAAGACGTAACCGCTTCCCCTGCACCCTTGGGCATGAGATTCAACGGGACGTAGCCCGAGTCCGCCACGCACCCCACAGAGCCGGTGACCCGGAGCGTCCCTTGCCAGGTGCCCGTTGTCTCCACACCAAGCGTCGAGTACGCATTCGTCAGTGTCATGACAATGACGGACGTCGCAGACGTGATGTTCGCATTCTGCGACGCGAACGAGGGCACGGACGAAATGGTGTTTTGAGCGGCTGCGCCGGAAGAGACCAGGAGCAAGATGCCGACCGCCAGGCCCCTCATGTACTTTTGCATTTCACAGGTCCTCATTGATCTGGGGAAGCGGTTCGATCGGCTGTTCACGTACGAGCTCGTATTTCCGGTATGCGTCTACACCTGGCTCGTCGAGGCAGTTCGACGTCCCGAGACCCGTGCAGACGATAACACCGTTCTGCACGATGACCTGCGAGCGAGGGAAGTCCAGACCACACTTCCCGCACTCGTACCATTCCTCGCCAAAGCGGCGATTCGTCTGTCGGGTCTCGAGACGTCTTACAAGCATGCTACGCCTTCGGTTCCGCGGTCTCGGGAAGCGTGTTATCAACGGTCGGCGGAGGAGTCGAAGGAAGCTCGTTGTCGGGCACGAGGATCAGTCCTTGGCACGCGAGCCACTTTACAACGAACTTGAGACCGGGACGCAGGCCAGTGGGCGGCAGCGTGTTGTCCGGACGTCCACCACTACCTGGCAATGAGTTGTCCGGACGTGCGGGAGCACCGGGAAGTGAGTTGTCCGGTCTTCCCCCGCCACCCGGCAGGCTGTTGTCAACGGTCGGATCCCACGGGTACACGGGAAGCGTGCCGATGGATCCGGGAGGCCCTACGGGAAGACCGTTGTCCGGACGTACTGGCGCTGGACGACCCTGTCCGTAGCCCGGATCAACTGGACCGCCACCGAAGCCGGGAAGACCCACATCGGGATGGCCAACCTGACCATCGATGAACGTGATATACGCGAGCTGTCCCTTTGCCATTCTGTTCTCCTATCGAATCGTGTGACCACCAAGCAAGAGGTAAGCGATGATGATAACCAAGATGACGGTGAGCGCGCCACTTGGCCCATAGCCCCAGTCGCGGCTATACGGATACCACGGACCGGAGCCGAGAAGGAGGACGACGAGCAGGATCACGAGTATCGTGAGCATCGTGCTACTTTCTGAACCGCCTGGCGACCCCCAAGAGAGCGGTTCCGAAGAGAAGGAACGAGGCGGGTTCGGGCACTGCCGTGTCGGTCGCCGAGAAGCTGAGAGCCGAACCGGCGCTTGTGACCGCGAGAGAGAAGCGACCTGGAGTATCGTCGAAGCCAGCGATGTGGAACGTACCGGTCCCGATGAGCGTGAGAGCGTCAGCGCTCTTGAACGGGTTGAGCACCGTGAGCAGGTCGAACGTCGCGCCGCCAAACGAGGTCTGCCACGCTGCCAGCGGGGCACCAGCGTAGATCCCACACGGACCGGAGAAGCAGATGTCCTTGATCGTACCTGCTCCGAGGATCCCGGCGAAGGTACCCGTGCCCCCGTCAATGCTCATCGGTCCTGCGACGCCTGGCGTCGGCGCACCCGTGTTCGTGAAGTCCAGTGCGATCGCGTCAGCCAAGCTGACAGCGACACCCGCGCTGTTCACTCCGAACACGCAGTCGGCTCCTGGGCAGACGAGCAGAGACTGAGAGAGCGTGACCGAGCCCGTGATGGGCACTGCCTGCGCGGTTGAGGCGAAGAGGGCGAAGCCCAGAGCGAAGCCGAGAAGCTTTTTCATGTGCTGTGTTCCTTACAAGATGCGGATGACCAATTCCCACGTGCCGGTCATTGTGCCGGCACAACCGATCCCGTCGATCCAAAACGGCTGGTGATTCCCCATGTCCGCAGAGAAGCCTGCGGCCGGGGCAACAACACCCCAGATCGTTGCACCTCCTTTGTCCTTGACTGTGATCGTGCCACCAACGTTCAGACCCGTGCCGATGAAGGTCATCCCGCCGACTTTTGTCCGTCCTGGAAAGGCATCTCCCAGGGCGGTAAGCGAGACCGTCTGTCCGGTTCTAACTGCAGCCATTGTTCTAACTCCTGGAGAATCTGCCTGCGACCCGGACAGTTGCAGATCCGCTTGAAACGTGACGCGTGAAGCTTGAATTCTGCGCGGATGACGTCCTGTCGGGCGTCATCCGCGACTTGGTACATATCGGCGAGTCGCATGAGAAGTCGATAGAGCGTCTCCTTTTCGCGTTCCAGAGCGCTCTGCATCACAAGACCTAGAACGCGGATGTTCCCAACGTGAAGATCGTCACCGCGCCGGGTGACGTGATCACAGCCAAGAACTCGCGTGCGATGCCTTGTGCGAGGGTCATGGTACCGGAAAGCGTGATTCCGGTGTTTGTCGTCAGCGTGAGCACCTCAGCCGCCGCAGCGGTGTTACGGATGAGGAAGCGCACAGACGCTCCAGGACTGGGATTGTCGAGAGCACCGATGAGATCCGATGCGGTCGGAAACTGATCTGACCGTGCCGCACCGTTGGTGTTCCGAAGGATGATCTTGCCGAGGATCTGCTGCGCCGTGTAGGTGACGTTCCCTGCTGTGTTGACCGTGACCGGATTCACGAAGTCAACCAAGCCGGGGGCCTCCAGGGCGGAGATCGACGAGAAGTGGGTAACTCCCAAGGTTAACCCCCTGAGCTCCCATAAACGCCCCGCCACTCGGAGAAGCCGCGTGAGTAGCGTGCATACGTTTTGAACATCGCGTCGCCGGTCAAGAAGTCATCGGCGTTCGCGTACTCCGGCTTGACGCGCCAGTACCATTTCAGGTCGTGGCCGCCCTTCGACTTGCCGGTCCGCTTGTGTGTGGTCACGAACCAGGAGTCGGCGTCCGTCAGATACCTGACGCACATGTACTCCATGGACTCGGACTTCAGAGTGTTGATCGTGTTGTCGGCCGTGTACGGCTTGTGCTCCGACTCCATGATCTCCCGGGCCTGCCATTCGAAGGAGGTATCCAGGTAGACCCGATACGGCTTTACGTCGATCGGGCGTCCGCGGTCATCGACCAAGGTCTTGAAATGGTCGAGGGCCGCCTGATAAGACGTGAACGAGAAATCCACGTCCGTGCTCGGCCGATTGCCGATCGTCGCTCCGCCGTCGAGCCGCGTGTGCGCGGTAGTGCAGAGCGACAGGCCGTCCTGTCCTGTGTACGACGCGCTGAACGCATTGTTCAGCACAGACCAGGCGTCGACCTCGATCTTGTACGCGGCGGCCTGCACGAGTTCTTCGGCCATCCCGTCCATGATATCGTAGAGGTCGTCGTCGTACATCTCGCGGGTGATACGGAAGCCCAGCCCATACGAAGAGTGGGTGTAACGAACGGTGTTCCCCTTGAGGGGATCATCGAACGTTGTCGCCACGCCCTCGGGCTTGTCCACCATCGAACCGAGCCCCGCCACCTTGAAGTCCTCTTCGTACGCGCGCTTCGAGTCGCGGACGTTGAAGGTGCTCATCCAGGACGGGGGCGTTCGGCCCATCATGTTGAACATGACCTCGTAGAGGCCGGGTGCGAGGAGCTCGGAGAATCCGCCGGTTGAAGTTGCCATGGCTGATCTCCTCTCCTATGCGCCAACGAGTCCCTGGAAGATCGACGTGATGAAGGAGAACAGGACATGGTGACGGATGTCACCGATTGCCTGGTTTCCGTCATTCGCGAATTCCCAGATGACTACGACTGGCTTCGTGGTTTCGGACTTGTCGACGAACCAAATCCCGTTCGTTGCGGACTTGGCGACGCCGTACTTCTTGAACAGGTCTGTTACTGCGGTCACACCGGTCGTTTCCGTGGCTCCATCGACATAGCCGCGGAAAAGCACGCCCGGCATTGCGAGTTCGACGATCTGATTCTTCAGACCGGGTGATGCAGCGTTCTGCCCGTCACCGGTCATGATGCCCAGAACGAGCGTTGGGTCAGCTGCGCATTCGTCCAGGTACCCTGTTGCGGCGACAACGCACAGAGCCCCCTTCTTGGCCGTGAGATTCGCTTTCTCGGGCACGTGCTGCTTTGGCAGCGGAGTGCCCGAAATCGTGCGCACGGCTCGAATGGCAGCCTTTGACTGGATTGCCATGCAAGTTACTCCTTGGGTGGTGGGCCACCCGGGAACGATGGGTCGTCGCTGGTCTGGAAGACCATGTCGTGTCGTATGTTCTTCATCCCAGCAAGGTGGAGGCGCTTCCGGGCAGACTCGTTTGCCTGCTCGACAAGCGTGTCGACGGAAGCTGCTTGCCGCTCCCTCGCAGCTCGGTGTGGCCCCGCGACGTTCTTCTCGAAGGCCTCCGTGCGCATGCGCATGAGAACGAGATCCCCACGCGTTACCGTCGTTCCTCCACCTGGTGCGGAGGTACTTGCACCGGCTAGGGCTGCCGTTGGCCCTAACAGGTCTTCCGCTGGCTTGTGAACGGGTTCCCAGCCAACGTCTAGCTTGTCCTGCATGTGCAGGTCACGGTTGTTCACCCAGCGGTACTCGAAGCCGGGTTCCTTGTCTTTCACGCGAAGTCGGTCGTTAATCAGTGTAGTCATACGCCGTTTTCCTTCCTGAGCCCTGCGCGGTCGTACGACCCTGCGTGGCGAGGGATTCCTGTGTGACGCCTCGGTCCTCGAGCTGGATGAGGTACGCGTCGTGCTCGATCCCGACATGGGAAGCGTACCGCATCGTCTTGTCGTTCCCACGCAGCTTGGGCTTTCGTTTGGGCTGCGGGGGCGTCTGCGACCTTGCGGACGCGGTCGGCGCCTGACCTACGGCCTTCGGCTTCGCCTTGGGCTTGGGTTCGGGAGTCGTGGGCACCTGAACGGGCTCTTCTACGACCTCTTCTTCCGCCTCGACCTCGTCACCATCCGCAGCACCTACGGGCTCCGGCTCAGGCGCGTTTATCCGGTCCATGAACTTCGTGTCATGCTGTCCCTTGACCATCAGGTAGAGGTTCTTGTGCAAGCCGGGCTGGATGCGTTGCTCCATCGGCATTGCCTTCTTCAGCTCGGACAGGATCTCTCGATAGGTCTTGTCCAAACCAGGTACCTTCTGGTCGTAATCCCGCACGAGCGCGGCGAAACTGTTCTCGTCCCCGGTCTCCTGTTGCAGGGCGAGCAGCATCATCGTCTTGTCCACGCGGCCCGTTGAGTCCTGCTGAAGCTTCGTAGCGCCATCAGGCTGCTTTGGCTTCGCCTCGGGTGGCGTGCCCTGCACATTGGTCATGTTCGCCGCGTAGTCCGCGACGTCATCAATGTGATATCCCGCGTAGGGACCCGATTGGATGATCCCCTGATCATCAATACCCAGTTTGCTTTGAACGGCCATCGGTATTAGCCTTTCCTTCTCCATCGTGGAGCTTTTTCAGCTCCTCGTGTTTCCTATACAGGTAACGAGCTTGCCCCTGCAGTCTGAGGAGCTCGCGTGGGCTGTCTTGCACCCGGAGGAGGTGGAGCGCCTTGTCCAGGTCCTCCTCCAGGTCCTTGAGGAGGAGCTCCTTGGCCCGGCTGGGGAGGTCCGCCCATTGCGCCTTGTCCAACGGCTTGTGCTCCTTGCAAGATGGTTGAAATGTCCGGGACGATCACGTCCGCGTTTTCCACGTCGAATCGATCCACAAAGCGCTTGACAATGTTATGCGAGGCCATCATGATCTGCGCTGCTGCCATCTTCGCGGGCGGCGGGATCTGTGGATTGAAGATCATCATCGCCGCACCGGAGAGGCGAGCGTAGTACTCGTTCAGAACCTGCATCAGGACCTGCAGCTGCTGCAGCTCGAGGTCCCGGTTCACCTGTTCCGACGTGACTTTGAGCTTCAGACCCAGCGAGGTACGCACGTCTCCCTGTGGGAACTGGATGGTACGACCCGGGGTCCACTCGAACCCTTCGGGTCGATACTGCTGTTCCATCTGGATCGTGAGGTACAACAGCTCGACGAGCGCGTCCCGCATGTCGTCGATCGAGACCCACTGGCGTATGTTGCCCTCGGAGATCAGAGCGGTCGTGCCGGTCGCGGTCGCACGGCTGCCCACAGTGCTGGATTCCATGCCCAGATTGTAGGACGACATCCCAGAACGCTTCTCCGCATTGTACGCTGCCTTCTCCTCAATGCTCGCAATCGCGGGCGAGGGGGCGTTCATATGCAGGATTCGCACGTCCTTGTCCGGATTTTCCGTCACGAGCTTCTTTCCCGGGTAGATATCCTCCTGATTTCCCAGGTTCGTGTCGGGATGCACGACGACAATGCCCGCATTTGACGCGGTCGCCGCGTCAATCATCTGATTGTGAGACGTGGAAGCCTCACGTTGGAAGGGTCCAACCTGCTCCGCAACGCCCATTGGCTGGATTTCGTGCGGCTGATTGAGGAAAGGGATCTGCACAATCATGTGCTGCTGGCCAAAATGCGGGTTCATGATGGCCTTCACGAGCGTTCGGGTCTCCAGGTGATACGTGAGGATGACCTCTTCGAACGTTGCCTCCTGTGCTTCGCCCTCTCCGTCTCCCGAACGCCCGGGAATTTCCCACAGACCATGCACTTCGTGGAACTCGTACTGCTTCGCGGAGCCTGACGTCACGCCAGAATTCTTGTTCTGGACCTCTTTGAGCTGGTCAACACGCTCCGTTTTGCCGTGGGCCCAGACTGCATCGAGGTTCTGGAACTCACCCGCGGCCTCAAGGCGCTTGAGTTCCGCCTTCGTATAACGCAGACGGTTAGAGACCCACGGCAAGTTCGCCCATTCGTCGAACCCTTCGGGCCAGATGAGGTCATTTGGCGAAGCGACGTACCACCGCGTGCCCGTGAAACCGGGCACGGGGAACTTGACCACGTTCCCTGCGTCGTCGTAGCGATGATAGTCGCGGACCTCTTCGACCCAGATGGCTTTGGCGTAGGCCGCCCCGTAGAGGGCCATGTCGAAAGCGATCGTGCGGAGACGGCCCTTCAGGCCACCCATTTCGACGTACCAGTTGATCCAGTCGCGGATGTCCTTCTCGAGCGGTTCCCACTGAGGAGCCTTGATCTCTACCTCGGCGAAGTCCTTGGACCCGATTATCGCCTTCTGCAGTCGCGCTACGATCGCGTCCACTGTGACTGCTACGAGGGGGACGACTACGTTCGAGGCGCCGGGCCAGGGGAAGTTCTTCTTCTCATGCTCCGGCTTCGACTTGTAATCGCGGAGGAACTGAGCGTACAGCGTCGCGCGCTGCTCATGGAGCTCAAGC